TCACACAAACACCATGACCCGCGACACTGGCCCTTCTCCGAACCGGTCCGAGACCTGCGCCACTTCAATATCCACAGTCCCCGCGACGCCGTCGTCTGCTTGCATGGCGGCAGTGTAAACCCAACCCGGCGCAGTCAGGTCCACGCTCCGAACAACAGCCCCTTCAACCAGAACCCGCAAAGTATAGGCCTGACGGTCTTCGCCCAAGGGGATCTCGGTCAGGTCCCAACTATCTGCATCCAATCGCGCCCGCCGAATCCAGGACACAGAAACATCCCCAGCAGACTTATATGCTCTCAGATGCACCGGGCTGTAGGGCCGCAAACCAAGCCCGGCAAAGGCCTGCACCTCGTGCCTATAGGCAGCGTGATCAAAAGGCTTGTCCGCAGGTCCGATCCGGTAATGCCGCGCCTGTCCCCGCAAAGAAGAGGCCAAGGGGATCTGTCGCGCTGTTCCATCAAGCAACACGAAAAACGCTCCTGTCGACAAGATATCGGGCACCAGCGCATCCGTGCCGAATTGCCCGCGCAACAGGCCAGTCAGTCGCCAGACACCAAGTCCGGTCAACTCTGCTGTCCTGAACTGAATGATTTCCCAACCGTCGGGGTCGCCCGTTCCGATCGCCGCAAGGTTTGCACCACCCAGCAACCCGGCCTCACTGACCGAAAACAAACTGCCAGAAGTCAGTGCCACTTCGATCAGTGTCGCGTAATCCATCAGCCCCGAAGGCGCCCGTGCCACCGCGTTCAGAGTGACACCAACCGTCGAAGCCACTCCGACAAGCCCATTCAAGGAATACCCCGCATCTTCCGCTGCATCGTAAACCGCGACATCCCCCGGCCAAGGATCCGCTGTCACCGCAAGATGCGGCGCATGCGGCACCTCATCGCCGGTGATCAGCGGCAGATCAAGAAACAGCGGCAGCACTGGCCCGGATGCCACAAAGCGCCGCGAGGGCGTTGGATCATCCGGGAAATCCGCAGGATGGTATACCTCCGCCTCGACCCGCACGGCGTCGATCAACTGATGGGTTGTCTGCTCCACCCGGTCGATCCGCACCGCCATGGCCCCCGCCTCAACCGGCAAACGCACCACGTCACCCGCGCCCAGCGCCTGTTGTGATAACGGCAAGGCAAACCGCACCGCATCCCGCGAGACCCGCGCTTCGCTCAACCAGCGTTCAACCGCCTGCCGCCCCTCGGGACGAGTCAATAAAAGCGGCACTTCGCTTTCGGCCACAGCATGAGTGCCTTCGTCAGGCAGCACGGATTCCTCCGAGATATTACGGTAATCTCCATCCGCCTCGACAAAGTTTAGCCGCACGCGCCCCGACATGTCCGCTTCTGAGCTTCGGCTTTGAACCACCTCGATGCCCAAATCGTCATGCGACGCAAGCTGGTCGAACTCCAACGACACCGCGCGCGCACCATCACGATTGCGGAACACCACCACACCGTCGCGCTCGATAACATCAAACCCATAGGCCAGCATGAGAGGTTGCAAAGCCCGTCGCGCATCCGTCACGTCCGGCGCGAGATAGCCGCGCACAAACCCGAAAAGCGCGTTCACATCATAGTCGCGCAGACCAGAGCGTTCGCAAATCTCGGCCACCACCGAGGCCAATGTGCGACCCGACACACGCCCGTTGATCCAATGACCGCGGCGGTAGTTCGGGCCGTCCGACCACATCTCGTCTACATTTGGAAACCAAGGATAAGGCCGCGCGTCCCATGCCCAGACAAAAACCCGACCCATGTCGATCATCGGTGCGCCATAAAGACCTGACACCGGATTATGCTCCGGATCACCCCAATAGCTCAGCATCGCTCGCAGGTATTGATGCTGGATCAACTCATCCCGCAGTCCATTGGAATAGGCGGGCAAAGTGCTCTCGGAACTCTTGGGGTCCAAAAACTTGTTCGGCTCATTTGTGGCCTTGTCCACCGCCGCACAGCCGATTTCCGTGAACCAGATCGGCTTGCTACTGGGCACCCATTCCGTCTGCGCAGCCTGCCGCACCCCGTCCACCCGGTTGTGATGTGGCTGCGACCACCAATTGCGAATATCCTTGTAGCGCCACACCCACGGCTCGCCATAAGCGCCATCGGTGATCGGTTCCCGCACCTGCAGATCCCGCGCTTCTTGCGACGGGTAATACCAATCGTACCCCTCGCCCCCCGCCACATTCGCGCGCAGATAGTCTAGGTTGTAGATCGCCCCCCAATCGGCATCGGCATGGCCTTCCCCATCCCGCCAGTCGGACAGACGCATGTAATTGTCGATCCCGATAAAATCGACATTCGGATCGGCCCAAAGCGGATCAAGGTGGAAATACACGTCCCCGCTGCCATCCTGCGGATGATAGCCGAAATACTCCGACCAATCCGCCGCATAGCCAATCTTCACATCCGGCCCAAGGATCGCGCGGCACTCTGCCGCCAGCACCCGCAGCGCATCGACCGCCGGAAAGCCAGAAGCCCCCCGCAACTGCGTCAGGCTTCGCATCTCAGACCCAATACAAAAGGCGGTCACCCCCCCTGCAACAGCGCACAAATACGCTTGATGCAGGATAAAGCGTCGATACCCCCAGTCCTGCGGAACCTCCTCGACCTCGGACCCGTCCTCGGCGTCGCTCCCAAGCTCCAATCCTCCGGGTGCATAGTGAACCACACCCTCCACCACGACAAAGTCATCGACCTGCGCCGCACCAAAGAACGCCGCCACTTCGGCATCTGTTGCTGTGGTCCCCGTAAGGTCTCCCACCTGTCCCGGCGCAACGCTGGCTGTGATCCGCCCGCGCCACGGCAGCTTCGGCTGCTCCATCTCACCCGTCCAAGGGTTCGGCAGCCCGTTCCCCGGCATCTGCTCCATCAGGATGAACGGGTAATACAGAACCTCCAGCCCCTTCGCGGTCATATCCCGGATTGCCTGCACGACCGAAGCATCGCAGGGCGTCCCACCATAAACAGGACGCCCCTCGTCCACCGGCACCAAACCGGCATCCGCCCGAACAAGCCCACTCACCACCCACGGCATCTCGGTACTATCCGCCGCAACCTGTTCGACCTTCGGCTGGATCAGACAGTCGCCACAACGCAGATCACTACCGAACCAGCTGACCACCAGCGACACCGCCCCGCAATCCGGCACCTCGTCCTGCAAATGTTTGAGCGACGTCACGAAATCCGCCCGGTCCGACGGACTGTTCACATGGACGGTGTTTGACTTGCCCGCACCGCCATCCAGCGACACCGCTTGTGTAGCCAGCGAATACTCCCCCGTACCGGGGATCATCGCGACCGCGCGAATGTTGAACGGCACGTCCTCGGGGTCGTCCTGCACCGGGCGCGTCACCTCGAAGGAAAACTGCGGCACGCGGTTGCCGAACCGGCTCAGGTCCAAATCCTCGAACACAACATAGGCCGTACCCCGATAGGCCGGCACCAAACCCACGCCCTCGACAGTTTCCATCTTCGGATCCGGCAACTGGTCGCGCGATCCCGGATAGACCATCATGTTCAGATCATGCACCGAGATTTCGGCACCATCCGCCCAGACCCGGTTCACACTGGTGATCTCACCCTCGCAAAGCGCCACAGCAAGGCTCACTGAATAGCTGTATTCCTTGATCGTCGGCTGTGCCGACAACCCTTTGCCACCACCCGATTTTGACACATTTTCCTTGAACTGCGTGGCCCAGATGACGTGCCCGCCCACCCGCATCCGGCCAAAAATCTGCGGGATCGGCTGACCCTCGCCCGCCGTGCTTAGCCGCAGCCGGTCCAGCCGCCCGGTCTCGATCGACCGCGCCCCACCGCCCAACACCCGCTGGTCAATAGCCCGACCCAAAGTCGCCCCGGCAAACCGGCCAACCGCCGACATGGACAGCCCAAGCACCGATCCGCCAAGGCTGCTACCCAGCGCAGCACCTGCCGCCGAAAGAACCAGTGTCGCCATTGCTTTATCCTTCCTGAATGTCAGGCAAGGCAAACCGCGCCACGATGCGCCGCTGCCAAGGCGCGCTCAGCGCCGTTTCCAACACCGCATGCCCCGAATACGCGTGGATGAATCGCGCCTCGGCCCTGATCCGTGTCTGAATGCCCAGATGTTTCGCAACGCCCCGATCGCGCATCCGAAACAGAATAACGTCGCCAGACGCTTCATCCTCGACAGGCTTGCCCCCCATGAGCGCAACAAGCCCTCGCCAAAGAATTTCATCGCCCTGCGGCTCTGACCAATCCGGCGTATAAGCAGGCACCACACCCGGCTCACACCCGTAAAGCCCGCGCCACACGCCCCGCAGCAGCCCAAGACAATCCGCCCCCGCTCCGCACAGACTCGCCTGATGCACGTAGGGCGTGCCGATCCAGCGCCGCGCCTCTGTGACAATTCTCTCGCCCGTCACCGCAAGCTCCCACCACTGCGCGACCGCGCTGCTGTTGGATGGATCAACACCCATTCTTCCTGTGGAATGTCTGGAAAACCTTGGAAATTGACCAAATTGCCGAACTTGCCTCGGCAAGTCTCGAACCGCTTGTCGCACCCCACGATCAGCTTCACCCGATCCCCGACAGCCACCGAAGCCCGAAGTGGCTCCCACAGATCGACCTCGCGCGCGCCATCCTCGAACAGCACATCGCGCTTGATCACGGCCCAAAGCCCCTCCGCCGGGCCATCCAACACCGAGAGCCGCCCCCGCTGAAACCATTGCGCGGCAAACCCGCTGGCCCCGGACAGGACAAATCCACCCTTAGCCGTCACCCCGGCAACAACCGCCTCGGCCCACATACCCTCAGCGTCAGTATCCACTCCACACGCCGCGTCCCCCAGCACCGCCAGACACGGCGCTTGATAAACCCGACCCACCGGCCGGTTGAGCCACTCCGTCAGCCCCCGCAACTCGGCCGTGAACGCACCGCCGCTGCGTGTGATCTCCCCCAACGATCCCCGAAACAACACCTTGCGCGCCGACACATCCGCCCAATTGACCAGCCACGCCGTCACCTCGGCCCCGTCGAACCGCCCCGCCGCGATGTCCACCTCGGTCACGCTGGCATCCGACAGCGCGCCAATCGCTTCGCTGTTATCCACCGACAGCCCTGTGCCCTGCTGCACCGCCGCCGCGCTCATCCCAGTATCCGCACGAAACACCAGACCGTCGAAGCTCAGGTCAAGATCGTGATCCGTAAACCCGAACCGCCGCCCATCCCTGCGCCGCACCTCCCAGACCCGCGCCACCGTGGTGACACCCGTCCCCAAATGCTCGGCAAGTGCCTCCGCCCCGCTCATACGCGCAGCTCCACCACCGGCACATCGGGCACCTCACCCGCCTGGAATGTCGCAGCCGAGGTCTGGATGCGATCCGTATCAAACCGCACCGGCACATCGAACTCAAACCCGGCTGTTACCGAGACCCCCGCAGATGGCGCAGTAAAGAACGACACCATTCCAGTCACCACATCAACGGAAAACACGGCCCCCTCGACCTGCGCCACCCCGTCCAATGCCACCAGCACCGTCCCGGCAACAGGCTTCGCCACGGGACGCGCATAGACCGCATCCCCCGACGCATACGCCTTTGACAAACCAAACTCCGTCGTCACGCCATCGCCAGTCCCGATCACCTGATCCATGGCCCCGACCTGCGCCGAGGGCTTGCACGATTTGAAATCCGCCCAGTCTTTCCAGCGAAACCCGTACATCTGCCCGCGCCGCGCCTCAAAAAAGGCGATCAGCGTGTCGATATCGTCCATCGACCGCAGACCGATCCCCGCATCATACCGCCTACGCGAATGCGCCCAGGGCGTGTTCCGCTCTTCGAACCCACTCGCCAGCGTCACCAAATCCGTCCGCCGCTCGGGTCCGCCGATGGAACCAAAGCTCAACGCCGTCGGAAACCTTACTTCATGAAACTGCATCGCAAGCCCTCCTCACAGGTTCCGCTGACCCGAGCCAAGAACCCGGCCCATTTGCGCCGCGATCTGGCTTTGCGACCGCCGGAACCCTTGCACATCCGGCGTCGAGATGTTCATCACCACGTTGACCGCACGCCCACCGCCGCCAGCCCGCACACCCAGCTTGCCATCCGCCCCGCGTGCCAGCGGCATGATCGCCTCTGGCCCCGCTTCGCCCATCATCCCGACACCACCGCGCATCGGAAACGTCGTTGGCCCGCTGACAACACCGCCATCGGCAAACGGCATCACACGCCCCTGCGCAAACGAAGCCCCATTGGCAAAGGGCAACAGATTGCTGATCCCTTGCATCACCATCCCGCTCAGATGTTCTTTCACCGGGTTCACCGCCGCGCGATACGTCGCCCCGATCATCGATTGCGCAATCGTGCCCAGCGCATCCGACAGCTTCATCCCATCAAACACGATTCCATCAATCGCCCGGCTCAAACCGCTGTTCAGCGCGCCCTCCAGCTTGGATGCGTCCTTGCCAGTCTCTGACAAAGACTCGCGAACCTTTGACATCTCGGCCTGAAATCCACCCGCCATGCTCGACGCACCCGCAAGCGCTTCTTCCAAAGCACTCACCTGCGCCTCGAAACCGTCAATGCTGTCCAACTCAATCATCCCGATCCCCCTGTGTGTCCGGATACGCCGCCATCAAGGCGTCCAACCCGCTTCGCCCCAACGGCGCATCAGCGCCACCTAGCAACAGATGCAACTCTGCCGGCGTCAGCGCCCAGAACTCCGCCGGGCGCAGTCCAAGCCCGCGCACCCCGGCACGCATCAGCGCAGGCCAGTCAAACCGGCTCACGCCTCCCCCACCGGCACAAACGCCCGCGCCAGCAATTCCGCCGCCACCCGCGCCGCCGCCAGTGGCCCGCCCTCGATCTCCGCCGCCAGCAAATCCGCCGCAGTCCCGCGCCAGCCCCCACCGCGCAGCCCGGCCACGATCAGCGCCAGCACATCCCGACTCGAACAGCCCCCGCCCTCGAACCGCGCCACCAGATCAACCAGCGTGTCCGCCTTGAGGCCTGCCTCCAGTTCCGCCAGCGCCCCCAGCGTGAGGCGCAGCACATGCGGCTCCCCGTTGATCACCAGCGTCACCTCACCGCGCCAGGGGTTCGCCATCGTCACACCGCCGCCGTGAACGCCACAACACCGGCCGAGGCCAGCGACAGCTCATATGTCGCCTCGCCGTTGTGCGACCCGGCATATTCCAGCCCGGTCACCTGAAACGGTGCCTGCACAACCCCGAAATCCGGGATGATCACCTGAAACGCAGGCGTTTGGTTGTCGAAAAAGATCTGCCGCGCCCGCTCATCCGTGCTCGCATCCTTGAACACACCCGCACCCGAGATCGCGACACTTCGTACTCCCGCTCCCGCCAGCAACTCGCGCCACCCGCCATCGCTCTCAAGCGAGGTCACATCGACCGCTTCCGCGTTGAAACTGATCCGCGTTGCCCGCAGCCCCGCCAAAGTCTCAAACGTGCCGCTGCCATCCACATCGACCTTGATCAAAGGGTCTTTCCCGTTCTGAGCACCCATCGCCCACACTCCCTGTCTGGAAACTGTCTCTGAAATCCGAGACGCCCTCAGGCGTCATCCTCGACCCGCGCCCGGAAGGTCAGGTCGATCCTGCGCCGCCCTGCCTTCTCGCGCTGCGCCACCGCCCGCTTGAAGTTCAGCGCCACCAACCGACCCCGCTCCAACACCATTTCCGCGTCGATCAGCGCGTCACAAACCACAGCCGACACCTCCTTGGCCGTCTGAAACCCCGCATCGTCCGAGATCACAGACACCACGAATTCATGCCACGCCCCGCGTCCGGTTTTGTCGCTCGCATCCACAGCCCGCTCCGGACCAAGCGCCACATACAAATCCGGCAACCGCCCCTTGGGCACCGCGTCATAGACCCGGTCACCAACCAGCACCGAAAGCCCTGCGTCGTTCTGCAAGCGCTGATACACAGCCCCCTGCAACGCCGCCGCCACCGCATAGCTCATGTCGCCACCTCCTCGTCACAGAGGCAGATCAGGAACCGCCCGCCGGGATCGGCCTCTGTCACCGAATTGATCCGAAACACCCGCGCCCCATCCCGAAACCGCTGCTCCGGCAAAGGCCGCGCAGACTGACCCTGCGGCGCGCCCCGCACCAAAACCCGAAACCCGGTCACCGACACCTGCCCAGCCTCGCCAACGCCCTCGCGCCCGGACCGAGGGGTCACTTCACCCCACAGCACACCCAATGAAACCCAGCTTTCGTGCATCCCGCCCGCCCCATCCGGCAGAGCGTCCAATCGCTCCAGCACCAGCTTCGAGGTCAAGCGACGGCTCATGTCCCGAACCCCAGACGGACCGGGCGATAGCGCGCGATCAGGCTCGTCACACCGAACGGCATGCACCCTTGTCCCAACGCGGTCTCGTCGCGATATTCGTAATAATGCGCCGCCAGCAGCATCACTGCCTGCGCCAGATCGGCAGGCAGATCGCCGAACGCTTCGGCCAGTCCCGCCTGAAACCGAAGCTCGGCGCTGCCATGCTCCGGGATGGACGGCAAACAGCCCCCCATCGGCACCACCTTCGGCGCATCGCCATCCGCCACCAGCGCATAGCGCACCGCATCCACGACAGCTCCAGCGCCAAACGCATCGACCAAAGTGATCTGCGTCACCAATCGCACCGGGGCAATCGGCAACACCTGCCCTGTCACATCCCGCCAGCGATGCAGGCTGCACAGAAAATCCCGCACCAAAAGCGCCTTTCCCGTCCGCGCCTCGATCGCCGCCATCGCCGCCCGCAGGAACCCGCCCAACAGCTCGTCCTGAAGCCCGTCCTCCACAAACCCGCTGCCCATCCGCAGATGGTCGCGCAGCCGCGCCACCGGCAAAGCGGTATCCGGTATCTGGCTCTCTTCAATCAAATACATCTCGTGTTCTCCGCAAACCTGTCCCTCGTTCAGAGGCCGGTAAGTTGTCGGACGCGCGCCGCCGCCGCTGCTCGGACGGAGGGAGCGGCTAGACAACGCCGGCACACCGGCGCGCGCCCCATGAGGAAGACGGCCCGCACCGCCCTCCCCATGTCCGCCATCACCGATCAGGCGACAGCAAAGCGCAGCAGCTTGATGGCAGCGAAATCGCTCACATCGCCGCCAACCCGTTTGGTCGCGTAGAACAGCACATGCGGCTTGGCGCTGAACGGATCACGCAGGACCCGCAGATCCGGGCGTTCCGCAATCGTGTAGCCCGCGCGGAAATCACCAAAGGCAATCGCATCCGCATTCGACGCAATGTCCGGCATGTCCTCGGCAATCAGAACCGGATAGCCCAGCAGACGCGCAGGCTCTCCGCTGGTGAACCCGTCCGACCACAAATGGCGGCCATCCGCATCCTTCAGCTTGCGCAGCGTGCCCGCCGTCTTGGAATTCATCACGAATGTCGCATTGGCGCGGTATTCTGCCCCCAGCGCATAGACCAGTTCGATCAACGCATCGCCATTGCCAATTGACCCGTCCATACCCGTCGGCACATAGCCAAGACTGCCCCAGGTCCAGACATCATTATCGACCGCCCCGTGGTTCAAAATCCCGCGCGGCTTGTCATTGCCGTCACCGGTAATATACGCCCCCGCCTCAGCGCGCGAGAACGTGTCGGCGATCTTGCCCGCCAGCCATGTCTCAATATCGAATGCCGTGTCGTCCAGCAGGCGCTGGCTGGCCTTGGGCATTGCGCTCAGCTCATAAAGCTTGATCGAAATACGGTCGATGGTCGGTGTCCCGGTCTCGGACCGGGCGCTGATCTCATCCGCCCAACCGGCACCCGTGTCACCACGGTCGATCAGCACGTCATAGCTCGACGCCTCAACATTCACGACAGACGCCACCGCGCGCAGCGACGCGCTGCTTTTCAGAACACCCTGAATGGTCTCTGATGTCACAGGATCAATCAGAAACCCGCCATCGCCGTTCACATTGGTGGACATGGATTTCACATCCATCTCCAAACCGCGCAAGGCATCATCGTCACCACTGCGCAAATAGGCGTCGAACGCCTGATAATGCACGTCCTCGGCCTTCACACCACCCGCCAACGCAGGACGCCCCGCATAGGCCGTCTTTCGATCAATCTTGGTCATTCGCTCTTCCTGTTCCTGTAGCTTTCTGTCGAAATCGTCGCGCTGTCGGCGCATGTCGTCCACCAGCCCTGCCAACGCGGCACCCACCTGAGTGAACGGAGACAGATCTTCCCCGTTCCGCGACGTTGTCCCGGTCTCATTCATCCCGCTTTTCCCATCTCTGAAGGGTGGCCCTAGCCGTCCACCAATGTCCGGCGCGCCTCTTCGATTAGGCGTGCCATCTCCCGCAGATCCGCCATCTCCGGGGTCTCCCCCTTGGCCGCAACCCGCGCACTGGGCAGCATCGGGAAGGTCACCAGCGACACCTCCCACAGCTCCAGTTCCGTCAAGACCCTGCGGCCCTGCTTGTCCTTCGTCGCCGCTTTGGTGCGATAGCCGATGGACAACCCGTCAATCGCTCCCGCCGCCACCAGCGCCGCCGCTTCCCGACCACGCGCCACGGTCTCCAGCAACCGGCCTTTCACATACAAACCGACGCCGTCCTCGCGCACCTCATCCCAAATGCCGATGGGCTGCGCCGGATCATGCTGCCAAAGCATCTTGACTGCCCGCCCACTCTCGGCCAACCGCTTCAACGACGCGCCATAAGCGCCTGAAGCAACAACATCATTCCCCTGATCACACTGACCAAAGCGTGACGCATAACCTTCGATCACACAGCCATCCGTCACGGTCACATCCGCATCGAACCGGCAAAACTTCCGTTCCAAATCCATCTCAAACCCCCTCATGGCGTCACCTGAACGAACTTCAGGAACACATCCGCCAACACCGCCGCCGCCACGCCATAGACCGCCAGCCACACCCGCCGCTCCAGCCGCTCGATCAACGCCTCGATCCGGTCCAGCCGCCCCGAGATCCCCTCGAACCGCAGCTGCGTCACCCGTTCATGCGCCTCAAGCCGCAAGGCAGGCGCACAATCGAACGGCTCGTACCCGCCCCGCATGTCACTCATCGGCCAACACCGGCAGACCCAACAGCGCACGTTTTTCCGCAGCCGTCAGGAACTCCGCCCGTGCCACCCGCGCCCATTGCGCATCGCGCTCCGCCGCCAGCGCAGGCACCTGGTCCAGATCGGGCTTCAGCACCAAATCCTGCCCGGCATGCTCCGACAACCACGCCGACAGCGCCGCCGTCACCCGCGTCACCAGCGGCAACACCGTCAGCCGGTAAAACGCCCGATGCGCCTCGGCATAGTTGGCAAATGTTGCCTCGCCCGGAATGCCCAGCAACATCGGAGGAACTCCAAAAGCCACCGCAATCTCCCGCGCCGCCGCTTCCTTGGTCTTCTGGAACTCCATGTCCGACGGCGAAAACCCCATCGGCTTCCAGTCCAATCCGCCTTCCAGCAGCATCGGCCGCCCCGCATTGCGCGCTCCCATGTGATGGTTCTCGATCTCCTCGACCAGCCGGTCGTACTGATCGGTCCCCATCCCCGACACACCATCCGTGCCGTGATAGACAATCGCCCCCGAAGGCCGCGCCGCATTGTCGAGCAATCCCTTCGACCAGCGCGACGCCGCGTTGTGCACGTCCAGCGCCTGTGCCGCCGCCACCATCGGGCTCAGCCCGTAATGATCGTCCTGCGGATGAAACGCCTTAACATGGCACACAGGCCGCGCGCCTTCAGCCATCTCGAACCGATGCGCCTTGCCGCCCACACCGTATTCATAGGCCACGGGCCAGCCGTCCTGTCCCGGCACCAGCTTCATCCGGTCCGACCGCAGCACATGCAACTCGCCCGGGACGCCCTCAGCGCCCACCGCCTCGAAATACCCGTCACCGGACAAGAGCAACTGACCGTAAAACGACTCGAACAGCTCCGCCTGCCCCTGCGCCGGGTTCGGACGACGCAACAGGTCCAACACCGGATGCACCTCGTAGCGCTGGCTTGCATCCTGCAACACCAACGGCATCGCCGCTGACGCCTCCGCAATCAGCTTGACCGCCCGGAACCCCACCGGGTTACCAGTGAAACCCGTCCGCGTGAGTGACGCCGTGTCCCGCGCCGACCATGCCACGCGCCCCATGTTCTGCCAGGCCACGACCGGCCCGGTGGCACTTGCCTTGGCCTCGATCCCAGCCTCTTCTTTGCGTCTTTGACGAAAGATGTCCCACACCATGCTGCTGCGCTCCTCGCAAATCCCGTTTCAGTTTCGGCGCGGTCGGGAAGGTCTCTCGAACCCTCCCGACCGGCCTCGTGCCAAAGACCCAAGCCCCCAAAGGCCCCCGGCACACCAGACACAGCGTTCCCGTCCTCAGCCTGCCCAAAGGCAAGGCCGGGCCCCCACTTCACCGCTCTGTCAAATTGCTTGGCGCGTCCCGTCCTGCGCCGTCTTGATGAAACCAACCTACCCAGCAAAGGTTAACGGCTGGAAACCATACCGTGCGCTCAGCGGCGCAACGTCCGAACACGCGGCACACGCCATTCCGCCGCCCGCGCGATCACCAGATCGGTCAGAGCCCAAACCAGCGCGTCCAGACGATCCGGAGACCCCGTCCCTTGATAGCCCAACCGCGTCATCTGACACATCTCATCCTCCAGCGCGTCAAACGCCCCGTAATGCGCCACGCGCCCCTGCTCGTACAAAGCCGCCACAGGCTCGGCCCGCGCGGCCTTGGACCGTGACGCATGCACCCGCACCACCGGCACCATCGGATCGACCTGACGCAACACGGCTTCCACCATGTCACCGCCTTGATTGACCTCGGCAACCAACGCATGCGCGCCCCAGCGCTCCATCGCCGTGATCGCCCGCCGCGCCCAAACCAAGGGCGACACGCCCCGCACGGTGCAATCCTCCAGCACCACTGCGCGCCAGTCCTGCGGCGGCCCCTCCGTGACCACCCCGGCCACCACGATACCGCAGGCATCGGACGCCTTGCCGCTCGACGCCGTCGGATCAACCGCCACCACGATCCGGTCAAACACCGGCACCACCGAACAGCGCGCCGCCTCCAGCGCCTCCATCGACCACAGCGCACCCTCGGCCTGATCCAGCAGATCGCCGTCCAATTCCTGCCGCCCCAACCGCGTGCCAGCATAACGCGCCCGCACCTCGTCCAGAAACGATGAGGCCAAATAGGCCCGGTTCGACTCGGTCGGCGCGCGCGTCACAACCGTCGAAGTTGCCGCCAACAAATCCTTCAAAACACCCACATTCCGCGGCGTCGTTGTCACGCACACCCGCGGATGCGTCCCCAGTCGCAGCGTGAACTGCAACATGTCCCACGCCTCCTGCGCACGCTTCCATTTCGCAAGCTCATCCACCCACGCACCGTCAAACTGCGGCCCGCGCAAACTCTCGGGGTCATGCGCCGAACACGCCACAGCCTCGGCACCGTTGGGCCAGCGCAACATCCGTCGCGTGGCAAGCCATTCTGGCCGGCGGTCGGGCGGCGAACAGGCCATAATCCCGCTGTCACCAAAAATCATCACCTCGCGCACCTGATCCAAGGTCTCGCCCACCAGCGCCACGCGCCGGGCAGCCCCCTTGTCCAAAGGCCGCGATCCCTCAACCATCTGTCTCACCCATTCGGCACCGGCGCGGGTTTTCCCCGCGCCGCGCCCACCAAGGATCACCCACGACCGCCAGTCCCCCTCTGGGGGCAACTGGTGCGGATGCGCCCAGAACTCGAACAGGTAGGGCAACGCCAAAAGCGCCCCGTCCACCTCCTCAAGACTTCTCAGGAACGCGTCCTTCTCGGCAACACTGGCGGAGGCGATCAAGTCTGCACCCGACCGCAACCCGCGCCGCATCGAGGTCAAGCCCGTAAGCCCCTTCAATGGCGGCATGTTCTCGGCGATGTCTTTCAA